TTCGGCCAGTCTGAGAGTTCCGTTAAATAATTAAACGAAAAACATGTCCGTCGTCTATCTTTAGATCCTTCGGCTAAATAAAGACCAATTAAATATCCCAGATCATAATCGAATTCAATATATCGGTTATGCCTCGTTTTAAATTTCCTATCATTAACATATATTAAATCGTAATTATCTTTATCAATTTCAATAGAAAAATATTTCAGTTTTATTATTTCGCATAAATCTTGAATATGGAAATTACTGGAATATTCAACTTTATTTGGAAACGATCGTAAAAGTTGCTCATTTTTTATATTATCTAATTGGATCCAAGAATTATTCAAATCATAAAATGGATGATTTTTTGTACACGAAACAATGGTCCGATTAAGATATGAATAAATATCACATGTATCTGACGACTGCTTTTGTATAACAGATAATACATCTTCAAAGTTCCCAGTATGCGTTAATACCTTATCACCCATTTTTATATCTTTTATGCAAATTAAACCTCTATCAGAATAGATTCTGGTATTTCCACTAAAGCATTCCTGCGCTGCCATCCGTGGGCCCATGGTTTTATCTTGATCGTCTCTCCATGCTTGCGTTCGTTCGGGATGCATTGACCAGTGCAATTGGATCGCGTTGAAATTATTTTTTTGCGCTTTAGCATCTATCCATAATTTATGGAACAAATTTCCCACACCATTAGGTGTGCTCAAAATAATAGCTTTACCACCCGTGGATAGCGTTGCCCATGCAGCACTCCAAATAGTTTCTGCGTTTTCAATAAACGCGCAGTTGTGCGATATAACATCATTGGAATAAAATTCAAAATTTGCATCTACTAAAACAATATCATACAATTCTGTTGGTTCGTCTACTGTAATAAGTTTGGACACGAAAATAATACCATTTTTCGATATTATGGCATCTCCTATTTTTATATTTTTAGCATATTCAAATTTGCCGGACTGCACCTTTATTCTATGATTTTCTGAGCATTCCAATATACTGCCATCAGAAAACATAATTGTAATATAGCAGTTTTTTGTGATTTTATTTATTCCTTTAAAATCACTCCAACCGGTTGGCGTAAGAATTTCATATTCTGTATTTTCTTTAAATAACATTTACCGCGTCTCCGAATAATATTTTGTAAGGTAAAAATTTGTTTTTTTGACTGTATAATATTGCGCTGCGAGCTTTTTCTTTCATCATGCCAGATTTCAAATCCCTGTACCACCATACATGTTTTCTTTTAATTTCAACTATGCGCTTTCCGGAGTTTTCAGAAACCAAAAAATCTGAAAAATACTTGTGATTTTTGCCGCACAGTGTATAATTCAGTACTGGACCATTTAGTATCCGTGTACCATTTGCTTCACACGCTTTAATAAATTGCAGCTCAGGAATAGACTGGTAATGTATTAAGTCCCCAAATATAGTTTTATACTCTATTAACCTATACGACTTTGTTAATTGACTTTTCATTACTTTATTTCTAATTTCTTCATTCTGCATTGGGTGTTCGACACCATATTTTTTTAAGCAAGTTTGCTTCGATTTAGATTTCATAGTATCAGATTTAAACCAGGCATCTGCCCCGTATTTGCGCAAGCAAGTCCCTTTTATTTTTTCTTGGACTTCTGGAATCTGAGACGGATTGATAACCCCGTATTTCTCTATAAAGGTATTCTTTGTTTTTGGCGTATTAAAAGTATTTTCAACACCATACTTAGCTAAATTTGTTTTCTTTATTTTTTTAATGACTTCAGCAGAATTTGTTGAAGCTTTTCCACCATATCTTTTAATATTAGTAGATTGAACTTTTTGCAACAAATCCTTATTTTTTAATGGATTATCAACACCATATTTTCCAATCATGGTTTTGATATATTTTTTTCTCAAAATTTTTGAAGCAAGTGTGTACCCACCATATTTTTTATTGACAGTATCCAATGCTTTATTTTTGTATTCATCTGTCTGTGTATAGCTATCAGTACCATATTTTTTGCGGCACGTACTTTTAGCCTTATTTTTTACACTAGAATTTTGAGTAAAATGCTTTACTCCATATTTGATCAGCGATATATCTTCTATGTCTTTTTTAAATTCATCTGTTTTTGCATAGTTATTTTTTCCATATTTTTGTAAGCAGGTTTTTTCAGCTTTCTCTACATTTACATAATGAGCGTCTCCATATTTTTCTAAGCATGTTTTTTCAAGTTTTTCTCGATGGTCCTTTAATTGCCCCGGATTTTCTACTCCATATTTTTTTAGCAAAGCTTTTTTAGTATTTTCATATTTTAATCGTCTAGCATCTTCATTTATAGAAGCACACCGGTACGAGCAATATACGGAATATCCATGACCAACACCTTTAAATTTAGAAGGTCCACTGCACTCTTTGCATATTCCTTCACCGTCAAATTTCATGTATCTATCATAATATTCTTTTTGTGTTGTGCCCAGTTTTCTCAAATGATATAAAAAACTATGGGTCGTAGAAAATTGCGTTTTGTCTATTTCACAATATGTGACGATGTTTTTATTTGGTTTGCTCATATAAATCCCCTATACTTATTTTTTGGACTTCTCCAGTTTTTTTACTACGTATATAAATATAGGAAGAAAACCTTAAACACTCATCTAATATTAGCAACGATCCTGCTTCTGAGCGACCAGATGTAGTTGCGGAAGATTCTGCTTTGATCTGAGAACCATTTGCAAATCGCAAACTCAATTTGTTGGATTCTACACATTCAATCTTTAGCCAGCTTGGAAGGTAATCAAAAGCATATCGTACTTTTAATACTATATTTTTAGCTACGTCCTGTGTAGTTGCTATAACTAGTATATTTTTATCAGAATAAAATAACATTAACCATAAAGCATAGCAAGCAGTTAACGTAGAAATACCCAGTTGCCTTGATTTCAAAATGATGTTATAATCGCATGATCTAAGGTCTTCCAAAACTCTTTCTTGAAATTTATACAATATAAAATTGAGTCTTCCTCTTTGCGGGTGCTGAATCATGCAATATTTTTTCAAGAAGTACACAGGATCTTGCGCACATCTTTTATATTCATCTTTTATTATATCTTTTAAGTCCATAATTTTCTATTATTGCATTGGTCTGTGTACATTTATCCAATTCTTAGCTGCTTTGATGGCTATGGTACGTGTATCTCCAGCGATCGAATGCAATCTAGCTCCTTTTTGTGTAACATCGGCAGTATATTGCCCCTCTCTTGTTTTCTTTAGCTGAATAGTGTATTTGAAAGCTTGCGACTTTGCTTTTTCCATTTTATCTTTTGCTGTCGTATCCAGCTCAAATTCCTTTTGAAATTTCAACCAACCTTTCATAATTCGTTCTGTTTCTTCTTCATCTTTAAAATTCATGCGTGGGAGATTTGCAAACAAATTAATAGTTGTAATAACTTTCTCAGTTTGACTCTCTATCTTTTTTCCCGTGGAATTGATAAAATTCAATTCGGGATTTATCTCATCTATCTTTTCTGACAATTCTGCTGCGAAGTTTACTACATCCTCAAATGATGCAAATTTGTCAGCTTTAACAGCCCTGTCTTGCCTATATTTGACCCAAGCAAATGCCTGCAGACGGTGTGCTTGTGCAAATGACTTAGAATTATACACCTCCTCATTCAATATTTTCACTATATTTGATCTCACAACATCACTGTTAAATAACTTCATTATAGCGTCCATTATGAATACCATATGAGATTTTTTGTTATCAATAACTATATCATCTTTTACTAATTCATCTAGCAACGATCTCAATGGTCTTTCAAAAAAGATTCTTACCATCCACCTATCTATTGTAGCAGGCTGTATTTTTACTGAACCTTCCGTTTCCCATGTGAACTCTGGGTCTATAAGATTTATGAAAAACGAGAAAATTTTTGTACCGCCAACTGACAGTGTACCGGATTGAATATCAGCCATTATTTGACCTTTGGTAATTTTTCCATTATTCGATAAGAAATATAGCACGAACTGGTTATAATTGGTCAACTTCGCTTGGGACACTGTAATTTCGCGGACCTGTTTTTGC